CGGACACCATCGCCGCCAGCAACGCCGCCGCCGACGGATTCACCGTATACCTCGGCACCGATGACCAGGCGCCCGACCCGCGCATGCAGGCTTCCCTCGGCGCAGCCAACACGCCCGCCTATCGCGGCCTGGCCTACGTCGTCTTCTATGACCTCCAGCTGGAGAAGTACGGCAACAGCCTCGTCGGCGCGCAGGTCAAGGTCGAGCTTTTCACCGCGGGAAATCTGTCTGCATCAGCAGAAGCGCGCACGCTTCCAATATCTGGCCCGTGGGGCGCAATCGCTTCTTCGCCCACTACTGCCGTGGCGATATCGACGGCGTTTTCTTCCAGCCAGTACGTCACGACAAATAATAGCGACGACTGGACAGCCCGTTCTATCGCAAACTCCACCTATTACGATGTCGTCTACGGTGGCGGAATTTTCCTGATTGTGTCGAGTTACAACTCGTGCCGGTATTCCACCAACGACGGTGTGAGCTTCGGTACGGTATCAGGCATGCCATCATCTGGATCCAGCTATGCCACTGCTTGCTATGGTGCCGGGAAGTTCGTCGTCATTCCGTCAGGTGGAACCGTCTGCTGCACATCATCTGACTGCATCACCTGGTCTACAGGTGCGATGTCGAGCAGCCGTAACTGGAGGACTGTTGCCTACAATGGAAGCGTCTTTTGCGCAGTTGCTGCCGGTACGAATATTTGCGCCACATCGACAGATGGATTGATCTGGACAGAGCACACTATGGCCACGTCCGCGGCGTGGCAGCGCATCGTCTGGAACGGCTCGATCTTCTGCGTCGTCGGCGCGAACTACTGCAACACCTCGCCGGATGGTATTACATGGACGGCGAGAACATTCCCGAACGCCTATGACTACCGAGAAGTCGCCGTCTATGGCGGGTATTTCGTTGCGCTCGCCTTTGCTACGCCAGCCGCATTCTCTCAAGACTGCATCACCTGGCAGACGTTTAACATGCCAGCATATGGCGTGTGGTCGGCGCTGTCCGTGTTTCAGAGCGGATTCATTGCAGCCATGGAATCGAGCACAACCGCTGCGCGCATTTTCATCGGCGCGTCAGGCCAGCCAGTTCCTCTTGGGGATATCGTCTCGTCCGAGTGCCTGCAGTCCGGCCTGCTCGAGCCCGCCGACATCGATGTCACCGCCTTGACTCAGGAAGTGCGCGGCTACCGGATAGGCAGCATCGGTTCTATTCGCAGCGCCATCGAGCCCTTGCGCGCGTCCTGGCCGTTCGACTGCGTGCAGCGCGGCTACGAGATTGTCTTCGTCGCGCGTGGCGGATCCAGCGTCGCCACCATCCTCGCAGAAGACCTCGACGCCCGCCCGGACGGCGCCGAGCCTGGCGTACAGATCACCACCTCCCGCGAGATGGACTCGCAGCTGCCCGTGCGCATCTCGATCAACCACCTGGACATCGAGCGCGAATACGACACTGGCACCCAGTACGCCGAGCGCCTGAACACATCGGCCATCAACCTCATCAATCACGACCTCCCGATCGCCCTCACCGCCACCGAGGCTGCCGGCAAGGCCGAAGTGCTGCTCTACCTGGCATGGCTGGAACGCTACGACGTGTCGTTCAACCTGCCGCCCACCTATCTGCACCTCGAGCCCGGCGACGTGGTCGGCCTCACTACCCCGGATGGTGTCGTCTCGCTGCGCCTCACCTCCATCAACTACACCGCCGACGGCCGCCTCGAATGTGCGGCCAAGTACGCCAACCCGGCGATATACACGCCAACCGCCGTCGGCGAGTCCGGGCAATCGACCGGCGCCACCACCATCACCCGTGTCGGTGGCACCAATTACGTCCTGCTCGACATCCCGCTCGTACACGACGCCCAGGCGTCGAGCGGATTCCCGGTTGCCGGATCCGGCGCGCTCTCCGGCTGGCGTGGCGGCGTGCTCATGCAGTCTGCCGATGCCGGCGCCACCTGGTCGGCCGTCGGAGACCTGCCGCCACCGGGCGCCACCATGGGCGCCGCCACCAACACCATCGGCAGCGTCGAGTCGCGCATGATCGACAAGGCCAGCCGCCTCACCGTCACGCTCACCAGCGGCGAGCTGTTCGACACCACCGAGCTTGCCATGCTCGGCGGCGCCAACCACTTCGCCTATGGCGTCGACGGCCGCTGGGAGATCATCGCCGCCCAGAAATGCACCCTGCAGGCCGGCACCACCTACGTGCTCAGCGACCTCCTGCGCGGCCGCTTCGGCACCGAGCAATACATTGCCACGCACGCGATCGGCGACAGCGTCGTGCTGCTCGACGTCGATGATCTCGATCTCATCGCCATGAGTACCGGCACCATCGGCCAGGCGCGCGACTACCGTGGCATCACCACCGGCCAGGACATCAGCACCGACAGCAATCGCAGCTTTACCTACAACGCCATCAACCTCAAGCCCCTGGCCCCGCTCGCGCTCACCGGCAACCGCGATCCAGGCAGCAACGACTGGACGCTCACCTGGCTGCGCCGCACCCGCAGCGGCGGCGAGTGGCGCGACTACGTCGATGCCGATATCGGCGAGACCAGCGAGCAATACCAGATCGATATCCATGCCGACGGCAGCTACACCGCCGTCAAGCGCACGCTCACCGCTGCCTCTTCGGTCGCCGCCTACACCAGCGCCGACCAGGTCACCGATTTCGGCAGCAACCAGGGCACGCTGTACCTGAAAATCTACCAGCTATCCACCACCGTCGGCCGCGGCTATCCGCTCACGACCAGCATAACGAGGTAACGCCATGGCCAGCAGCACCACCAATCTCGACCTGATCGCCCAGTCGCAGGCCTCGAAAGAGGTTACCGCCAATGCCCTCTTCGACGCCGCCAGCCCGGCGACCCTGTTCGGCCGGCGCGCTTCGCTCTGCTCCGGCCTCAACTGGTTCTACTACGGCGGCGCGATGCTCGTCGACGGCGTGCTCACGGTCATCGCCAACAACGCCGCCGCCCTGGTGCTGTCTGCCAGCACGACCAACTACGTTGAAGCCACCCGCGCCGGTGTCGTCAGCAAGAACACCACCGCATTCACGCCCGGCCAGATCCCGCTCTACACCATCGTCACCGGCGCCAGCTCGGTCACCAGCTACACCGACCAGCGTGCATGGGTCGATCCCCGGCACATCACAAGCCTGGCCAGCGTCGCGGTCACCGGCTCCGACGTCACGCTTACGGCCGCCCAGGCGCGCTGCCGCTACCTCACCACCACAGGCGTGCTCACCGGCAATCGCAGTGTGATCGTGCCGAACAACTGGGAAGGCATCGTCTTCTGCAACAACACCGGCGCATTCACCACCACCGTCAAGACCGCCGCCGGAAGCGGTGTGGTGGTGGCGCAGGGGAAACGGGCGCTGCTGCTGGCCGACGGCACCAACGTCGTGCGGATTACCGCGGACGTTTGACCGCCGATGCCCGCCCAGGTCTCGTTGCTGTTCTCTCGCACGCGCGGCCCGCTATCCCTGGCCGTGCGCGCCGTCACCTGGTCCGCCTGGTCGCACGTCGCCCTGATCGGCAAGGCGACATCGACGGCGGCGGCGCCATTCACCGGCGACGAGTTGCCCGCCTACAAGATTCCGTTGGTCGGCCGGCTGTACGGCAACACCAAGGGGGCGTCCGGCGAGTCGCAGAAGTTCTACGAGAACATCACCCGCGCGAACGAGGCAGAGAACGAAATAAAGGGGCGCCTGAAGGCCGGCCTGAGCGTTGCCGAATTTCTGCAGGACAACCCACATGCAGCGGCACTGGCGGCGCAAGGCAACGCGGCCGAGCGCCAGGCCAGCCTGTTGCGCAAGATGCGCAGCGGACTCGTGGAGCAGGGAGGGGCAGACAAGGTTGCCAGGGTGCGCGAGGTCAACGAGCGTATCGCGGCGGTCATGCGCGGTTTCAACCGCCAGGTGGATCAACTCGAAGCACGGTAAGGAGAACGAAAATGCTACGACTGATTGTTGGGGTTCTGGCATTGATGGTGTGGGGGCTTGCCGGCGCGACGGACGCTCCGCCGGGCGTGCATGCCGGCGCCTGGGCGGGCGCAGCGGCGAGCGTCAGAACGTCTCAGACGGCCGTGCAGCAGGCTGCTCTGGTATCCGCGCCGTCACAGCAAGTGACCGTCAATGCCGCGGCGCCGGCGACTACCGCGAGCGGGGGAGGCGGCAGCACCA